CTGGTGACCAGTTCACTTCAAGTTACATGGAATTCACAACATGGAGTTTTAAGTGGGAGACCGCTAAACCCGGTAAGTACCCACGTGCTTATTGTAATTTAGGTCTAGCTTCCTCACTCCGAGGTGCTTGGCTCACTGATAAAATGAAGAAAGCTCAATCCAGTGAACCCATCCACTTTGCAGGAGGAACAATCGAGTTTGTGAAAACTCCAGACCCGGAAAAATTAGATGAAGTTATGAATAATTTAGTGCACCCCACCCAAAGGTATTACGCTAGCGTCTTCTCCGACGACTCGTGTTTGTCCATTTGGCATGAGGGCCGGTTGTACAGATTTAATTTGGATATCTCTGGATGTGACGCATCCCATACTGAAACTCTTTTTGAAGCGTATGCCCAGACCTATCCTGAAAATCTTCGCGACGAGATTGATGAATTGATTAGCCAATGCGAAAAACCATGTTATATCTTTTCATTCGGCGTTGGTCGTCGATTTGTCAAACTCATCCCTCGCGGACCATATCTCCCAAGTGGTTCCGTCCTTACAACTAGCATCAACACTTTTGGAGTCATAATCATCATCATCCATATAGTATCAACCCCATTCCCCCCAGGACCCATTCAGGTTGCAGAAATTGAACGAAGAGCGCAGCAAGTCGGATACATCCTCACTGTTGAAGATTGTTCTGACGATATGCATTCTATTCAATTTCTTAAACACTCACCAGTGTATGACACCAATGGATCTATTAGAGCATTAATCAACTTAGGTGTGGTTGTCCGCATGTTTGGGACAGCTAAGAACGATATTCCCGGTCGCGGTTCATTGTATGACCGTTGCAGAGAATTCGCTCATGCTACCCTCCACGGCGCAGTCCCTTATGTTGACAATGTGTTTTATAATACTATCAAACAAAATTTTTCCACAGTTGTGCGAGAATCAATTCAACGTGCTGTTGATGAGACATTCAAGTACAAAACTTACAAACTCTCCGGGAACCCAATCATCCCACTCACTGTTTCCAACGACGAGCTTTTTGCGCGCTACTCTCTTGACCCTCACGAACAACATGTCATGGAGACCGAGTATGCTAATCTGAAAGTTGGCGAATTTCTAGCTCACTCTGCGCTTGACAAAATCCTCAAAGTCGATTATGGTATGGCGACCATCCATCCATAGGTTTCTCTTTTCTTTTCTCTTGTCTCCTCTTCCTCTTCCTTCTACAATTTCAACATTCACC